AGCATAAAAAAAAGAGACCCCGAAGGGTCTCTTAAGTTATGTGTTAATCTCAAATTACATGAGGTTAGCAACTTGTACACGTCTGTAGTACTTGTTGCTGTTAGCTGTAAGAGCACCAGATCCCTGAGTAAGTCCCTGTGAGAATGGGTTTGAAACCATGCCGTAACGAGTCTTGAATCCAATTTTTGGTTGGAAGGTGTCAGGATTTATTGCTCTGACCTGCTGTAGAGGTACATATGGGCAATAGAATAATCCAGCATCATAAGGAGAAGTTCCTTTGTATCCAGCAACGTAGAAGTGCTTGTCACTTACGTTAGCAGAATAAGGGTCAACATAAACCTTAATGCGTCCGTTAAGAGTACCAACAAGTGTGCTTGCAGTATCATCAACACCAGTAAGAGCATTGTTGCCGTTAAGAGCAGGTGTGTAATCTAGAACACCAGCCATTCCAAGAGCAGAAGCCACATCAGCAGAGCAGATGAGGATGTTGCCCTTCCCACGACGAGTTTGCTGTCCGATAGCGTTAGCATCTCTTTCTATCTGGAAGAGTAGTCCCTTGAACTTCTCAACTGACCATCTACCGTTTGAGTCAACGTCAAGGTCAAATATACCAGCATCAGCAGTATTGTTCTGAGCACCTTCTACAGCGTTTACGTAGATTGTACGAACAACTTCTCTGTTGATTTCAGCAAGGATTTCTGTTGAGAGAATGTTGGACAACTCTTGCTCGGCATCAAGACCATGAATTGCTTTCAAGTCTTGAGCAAGCTCGATGCTGTACTCAGCTTTCAACGCACGAGATTTCGCTGTAACAGTTACTTTCTCTATGCTGAATCCCATCTCACGGAAAGCAGTAGATGCAGAACTGTCATCTAAACCTTCAGCAGTGGTTGTTGCCATACCTTCAGCATCACCAGTCTTCTCGTAAGTACCAGGTGAACTGTCGTTAAGAACAGCAGGGTTGTTTCCTTGAGCGTCGTTAGTAGCATCAGATGCATTAACGTCATAGTTACTAAGACCAGTTCCAGCACCACCTGAGAAACCAGCGTTAGGCTCATTGAAGAATGCTTCACGGAAGTCAGATGAAGCAGGGCTTCTCTCACTACCATAGGCAGTTCTCATTGCGAAGATAAGTCCAGTAGGACCAGTCATTGGTTGTACACCAGCAATGTCATAAGCAATTAGCTTAGGCATTGAGCGACGAATCAATGAAATGAGTACGGGGTCGAAACCAGCAACAGGACCTGTAGCAGTTGCACCGCTACCGTATCCACCTGTACCAACAGTCTGAAGAGTCTCGTTAAGAATTTGACCTTCTTCTGTGATTGCTTTTTCTTGGTTCTCTAGAAGTTGTGCGACTACGCCTTTTTTATATGAATCTTCGATCTCTGGAAGAGCGTCGTGATTCAGTACAGGGGCCCACTTCTCCTGGAGTTGTTTAATGTCAGCCATTTTTCTCCAAAATTTGTAGTAGTTTAATTAATTATTTTGACCATCTAGAAAGTGCATCTACGTATTTACCCATAGAGCCACTAGCGGTTTCTTCTACCAAAGGAGCAGATCCTTCTTCGGTGGGTTCAGTTGTTTCAGCAACAACTTCAGCCTTCCTAGTGAAGTATGATTCCTTGATAGTTTCGACTTTCTTGCGGAAGTCTGCTTCAGTTTCAAACTCAACCCCTTCTGCTAATGAAACAAGCTTCTCCTTTTGGGTTTCAGCAAGTCCACTGGCACATTCGTTCACAATTTCCATTTTAACAAACTCCCCAATCCTCTTATTCAATGAGACATTAGAGTCGATCTGTTCGTTGAGCTTTGTTTCCATATCATTTAACTCTTCAGCCATGCCGTCAAGCAGGTTGAATTTTTCTTCGGGTACAGTAAAGTTCTGTTCCACGAATAGCTTTTTAAGACCATTAAAGAATGATTCTGCCATCTCTGTCTTAATGCCATGCTCCACAGCAAGTGCGTTTTCTTCTAACCATTGCTTTGCAGCATAAGAGATGTAGTCATCAACCTTCTCGGCCAATTCTGTTTTAACCTTTTCGACCTCTTCTGTAAGAGTGCCTTCAAAGGCTTCTTGCAACGCTTTGACTTCCTCGTTAACCTTTTGGGTTACGACTGCCTCAAAGATTGTCTTTGCTTTAGTCTTGAACTCTTCATCTAGTTCTTGACCAGCGACAAGAGCGTCAACATCTTCACTAAAGTCGTACTTGGCTTCAGTGGTCTCTTCTTCTTTGGGTTCTTCGGAGATTGTTTCGCCATTCTTTTCCTCACTGTCAAAGATCTTTCCAGATAATCCAGCACTCACATTACCAGTACCTGCATCTGAGGGCTTCGTCTTAATAGACTTATCTCCTTCTTTGGCAGTTGAACCAGCAGCAGATGCACCAAGGTTCTTAGTACCCTTAGCACCCTCTTCTGATTTAGAATCAGAACCACCGATATCAGTATAATTTCCCCCAGAAGTATCGATCTTTTCTCCTGCGGTTGCACCTTTTTTGATTGCTGTAGAACCAGTAGCTGCGTCTTCGCTCACTTGCTCCATATTATCTAGCTCTTTAGTAGAGGTCTCAGACATTTGTTTAAACTCCGATTAAATCTTGCGTTGTCTTTATTTATTTATAAATCACAAACTCTTTAGAAACTGACTGAATGCGGAAACCTTCCGTTCTTGTAAGTTTATTAGAGTTGCTTGATCAATTTCTTGCTTTAATTGAGCAACAGCAGACTCTTTAAGTATGCCATTATCCCAAACCCATTCTTTTCCTTCCATAATTCCATCAACAAAAGCATCGGGTGCTGATGGATCTGCTACTATATCAGCAGCAGTTGCAAGCATGAAGTCATCTTGTACTATGTTAACGCCCTCTTGTTGTTTAAGAGAACCCATACCACGACTAGAAACTCCAAGTTTTACACCCTCATCAAGAAGAGATTTTGCAATCCTTCCGTTAGGTGTATCAAGAATCTTTGCACGTCCAATAAAATTGTTACCTTCTGCTCTAAGAGATTCTATCTTATGAGAAACTTTATCCAGATTGATGGAAGGTCCATCTGGATGTCCTAACTCACCGAGAGCACGACCCTTGCGAATGTGTGCCTCATCATATTTAGCAACTTCTCTTTCGAGTGTTCTAAATGGATACTTGCGACCATTCTTATTTGCTATCTCAGCCTGAAGGAAGACACCTTCAATAAAGTGTGACTTTTTACCTTCTTTTTCCTCAGCTATAAAATTAACTTCGGTTATTTCTTCAGCTATTAGTCTCATCTGTTGGTTCCTCTATAGGTTCGATAGAATCAACCACCGCAGTATTTGGTGGTAGTGGGTCAGGAACTTCTTCCTGTTCGGCTTCTTGCTTTGCTATTTCACCTGCAGTAGGTGCAACCTCTGGTGGTTCTTGACCATCAAAGACCTTATCCGCAATTTCATCGGCAGTAGCTTGACCAGTTTGATCTTGGTCAAAACCCCACTCTTTTGCAAACTCAACTTTCTTTGCTTGAATTGCATCATAAGTGGCTGCGTTCAAAGCGTCATTAGTCACATCAATTGCTTTAGATTTCTCATCGCTAAAGATGTGATTTACAATAGTATTTGCTATTTCACTAGGCATAATAATTCCCACGTTAGTTTTATTTATTAAAATTCAGCTCTCTTCTGATCACCAGAAGAAATACTAGACTTTGGGTCCGCTGTCGAACCTCCATTTGCTGCACCATTTTCAGCAGGTAATGCGGTTCCATCCGTCATAGGATCTTCACCTATTCCCATTTCCAATGCTTGCATCGCCATAGGATCCATGATAACTCCGTCTGCTATCTCTTGCTTAATCTGCTTATCGATTTCTTTAATCTCAACATCAGTTTGCTTAAGAACTTGACGACGGATATACTCAGCAGAGAAATACTTACCTACATAAGGATCCATTTGAGCAACTTCATTAAGTCTCTCATTGCGGATTTCAATCTCTTTGAGTTCAGTGAAGTAGTTGTCAGCGATATAATCAAACTGAACATGCTCCTTCATCTCCTCCCAATCTTCAAGAGTAACAATACCCTTTAAGATTAATTGAGTCTTTAAAAGATCTACAAATAATTCAGAGAATCTCTTACGCAATCTTGCGACAAACTTCTGGAACTTAACCTCATCTCTTGTGATCTCAGCAGCACGACCAATGTTAAATGTAGTCTCTGTCTCTAATCTTGAGTTAGGAACGTTGAGTGATTTGTATAGTTTCTTCTGGAAGTACTTAACGTCTTCTAGTTCTCCAAGGTTCTGACCACCAGGTAATGTAGTAATTTCAGTTCCTCTTCCACCTTCTCTTCTAGGTAACCAGAAGTCTTCCAACATGGACATGAACTTCTTGTCATCCTTTATCTCACCAGTGTTTGCATCGTATACAAGTTTATTCCTGTAACGACCCATTACCTCACGTAGATATTGTTCCGCTTTATTCTTAGGAAGGTTACCTACATCGATATAGAAAATTCTTCTTTCTGGTGCTCTTGATAATCTGTAGATAACAAGAGAGTCTTCAATCATTCTTAACTGATTGACTGCCTTAATTGCTTTATGCAAATGAGACAAGACCATGTTCTTATTAAGATCTTGAATACCAGAGTGACAATATGTCACAGAATCAGGAGCAATTTTCATACCCTGATTAGTACTATTCTTTAATCCTTTTGGATTGTATAAGAAATAAGATGCAGCCCTCTGAGTTAATTGTGCATTAAGATCTAAACCTCTTAATTGCTCTGGCTTCTTTTCCTCATACTCAGTGACTTTACGAATCTTACGAGGGTCAATATATCTAAGGTCTATCAATCCACCTTTAGGATTTTTAGGATCTATAACCTTATGATAAAAAAGTCTCCCATCAACATACCATCGACGGAAGATTTCGTATGACCTGTTTTCAAAATCAAGAAGACGGAGAATTTCATCAAACTCCTCACGTATTAACTTCTTAATTTTTTCAGATACTTTTAAATTTGATAATTCTACGGTGACTGGAACGTCATCAAAGTTACCACATATAGTCTCATTGACTACATCATCTACTGCACTATCACATTCTGGTTGCAAAACCATCTCTCTATAACGAGTGATGAGGTCATAATCATTACGTACAGTGCCATCAAGATCAATAGAATAGCCGAAGTATCCACCACCTGCAATAGGTTGTGAACCATCTAAACTATCCTTTTGAACAAAAGAAGGCCCCTTCGGAACCTTCTTTGCTCTCTCTAGTGAAAATCCAAAGAGCTGCGACATTATTAAAAACTTATTGTTCCTACCTTATTTAGGGAGTTTCCAAACTAGGCGTTTTTAACAATTGGAGTCCAGTACTGAGTCTGGAGTTCAACTGTAAACTCTTCAACCGCATCATTGTTACCGAAGTCTAAATCTATTGCAGCAATAGAACTTGGGAATACATTGTAGAACTTATAAGACTTAAGAATATTTGGATTGTCATCAGTCTTGATATCACGTGATAACTGGTGTACTTCCATATCAGCGAAGTATCCAACTGCGTCATCTGTATCATTTAGTGCATTACCTGACTCAGTAGTCGAAGTATAGTTCTCGTTATATGCCTGTATTGCTGCTGCCCATGTTTCAAATGCTGTTCTTAACAAGAACTTACTATCATTCTGAATAGTAATTGTCCAAGGTTCAA